GTTTCCCAGTCACGATCGGAGATCGAATGTTACGGTAGGATCGGTTGAAGATCGGAGAATGAAGCTTCAGTTGCGTTTGGCGCAATTGGAGAAAAACGAATTAGCGCAAAATAATTTCCTACATTTTGTACATGCTATGTGGCCTGAGTTTATATCGGGCAGGCATCATAAAATTATCTCTGAGAAGCTTCAGCGGGTCGCGAGCGGTGAGCTAAAGCGCCTGATTATCAACATGGCACCACGGCACACGAAGAGTGAGTTTGCGTCTTTTTTGTTTCCTGCGTGGATGATGGGCCAGAATCCGCGGATGAAGATCATTCAGGCGACTCATACGACTGAGTTGGCGGTTAACTTTGGCAGAAAGACTAAGAATTTGATTGACAGTGATGAGTATAAGGAGGTGTTTCCGGAAGTTAAGTTGGCGGCGGATAGTAAGGCGAGTGGTCGTTGGGACACGAGCCGTGGTGGGATGTATTATGCTGTTGGTGTTGGTTCGAATTTGGCGGGTCGCGGTGGTGATTTGGTAATAATTGACGATCCCCATTCGGAGCAGACTGCGATGAGCAGCAGTGGTTTTGATGATGCGTGGGATTGGTATACGGGTGGTCCTCGTCAGCGTTTACAGCCCGGAGGTAGTATAGTTTTGGTACAGACGCGTTGGTCTGAGAAGGACATGACGGGTCAGTTATTGCGAGCGATGGCGAAGGACCCTTTGGCTGATCAGTGGGAGATTGTTGAGTTACCTGCTATTTTTGATGATGGTAAGCCGTGTTGGCCTGAGTTTTGGAGTTTGGAGGATTTGACTGCGGTCAAGGCTTCGATTCCTCCGAGTAAGTGGAATGCGCAATATCAGCAGAATCCTACTGGTGAGGAGAATGCGATTATTCCGCGGGAGTGGTGGAATGTGTGGGAGAAGGAGAACATACCACATTTGCAGTATGTGATACAGAGTTATGACACGGCGTTTACGAAGAGGGAGCGTTCGGATTACAGTGCGATAACCACGTGGGGTGTATTTTATCCGGAGGAGGCTGGTCCACCTAATTTGATTTTGTTGGATGCGAAGAAGGGTCGGTATGATTTTCCGGAGTTGAAGGCGTTAGCGTTTGAGGAGTATGAGTATTGGGAGCCGGACACGGTGATAGTTGAGGCGAAGGCGAGTGGTTTGCCTTTGACGCATGAGATGCGTCAGACGGGGATACCTGTTGTAAATTTCACGCCTAGTAAGGGGAATGACAAGGTAAGTCGGGTTTATGCGGTAAGTCCGTTATTTGAGGCGGGGATGGTTTGGGTCCCTGACAAGAGTTGGGCCCATGAGTTAATTGAGGAGGTTGCGGCGTTTCCGGAGGGTGAGTATGATGATTTGGTAGATAGTATGACGCAGGCTTTAATGAGGTATCGTCAGGGTAATTTTGTACAGTTGCCAACTGATGATTGGCAAGACGAGGAAAAGTCTGTTACAGTGAGGGCGTATTACTAGGAGAGTTCTATGGCGCGGGCACCTATTGGCGGATTGATGGACACGAATGTACCCTCTCAGTTGGACGAGGCTGATTTAGCTGCGGAGTTAGAATTAGAGCTTCCGGATTCTTTAGAGACTCCTTTGATGCTGGATAGCGGGGAGGAGGTAGAGATAGTTGAGGAGGACGATGGTGGTGTTCTTGTTGACTTTGATCCTTCTGAGGATGTGGAGGATATGGATTTTGACTCTAACTTAGCGGAGGGTATGTCTGATGGTGAGTTGGGGGCGATAGGGTCGGAGTTACTTGGTGAGTTTGATTCAAACAAGGCCAGCCGTCAGGAGTGGGAGGATGCGTACACTGAGGGTTTGGAGCTTTTAGGGTTTAACTATGAGGAGCGCACGGAGCCATTTCGCGGCGCATCTGGTGTGACACATCCGTTATTGGCGGAGGCTGCAACGCAGTTTCAGGCACAGGCGTTTAATGAGTTATTGCCGTCTTCGGGTCCTGTGAGGACGGCGGTTATGGGTGATGAGACGCGGGCCAAGCAGGATCAAGCGTCCCGCGTTCGTAATTTTATGAATTACTACATTACGAATGTGATGGAAGATTACACGCCGGACATGGATCAGATGTTATTTTATCTGCCGCTGGCGGGAAGTACGTTTAAGAAGGTTTATTATGATGATGTGATGGGCAGGGCTGTAAGTAAGTTTGTGCCTGCGGAGCATTTAGTTGTACCGTATGAGACATCTGATTTGGACACGTGTTCTAGTATTGCGCATGTATTGCGTATGAACTTGAATGATTTGCGCAAGCAGCAGTTAGCGGGGATATATCGGGACATTCCGGTTATTCCGCAACAGGGTGAGGCGGATGATGTACAGGATGAGTTAGATCGAATTACTGGTTTTGAGCCGGGTAACGTGGATTATGACTGTACTTTGATAGAGTTTCATGCGGATTTGGACTTAGAGGGGTTTGAAGAGCAGGACGAGGATGGGGAGCCTACGGGTGTTAAGGTTCCGTATGTTGTTACGATATCGCAGGATAACGGGCAGGTTTTGTCGATTCGGCGTAATTATCGTGAGGATGACGAGTTAAAGCGCAAGATACAATATTTTGTGCATTACAAGTTTTTGCCGGGATTTGGGTTTTATGGGTTAGGGTTAATTCATACGATTGGGGGATTATCGCGGACGGCGACTTCTGCGTTACGTCAATTGATTGATGCGGGTACGTTGTCGAACTTGCCTGCGGGTTTCAAGGCCCGCGGTTTACGGATCAGGGACGATGACGATCCGTTACAGCCGGGTGAGTTTAGGGATGTGGATGCGCCGGGTGGTGCTATTCGGGACAGTTTGATGCCGTTACCGTTTAAGGGTCCGGACCAGACGTTGTTTAATTTGTTGGGTTTTGTGGTTCAGGCGGGGCAACGGTTTGCTACGATTACTGATTTAAAGGTTGGTGATGGTAATCAGCAGGCTGCGGTAGGCACTACGTTGGCGATGTTGGAGCAGGGTACGCGTGTAATGAGTGCGGTTCACAAGCGGCTTCACTATGCGATGCGTATTGAGTTTAAGTTGCTTGCGCGTGTGATGAGTGAGTTTTTACCGCAGGAGTATCCGTACAGTGTCGAGGGCGGTGATCAGGCTATTATGGCATCTGACTTTGATGATCGTGTGGATGTTCTTCCGGTAAGTAATCCGAATACGTTTAGTCAGGCGCAGCGGATAGCTTTGGCTCAGACTAAGATGCAGTTGGCGAGTGCGGCACCTGAGTTGCATAACATGCATGAGGTTTATCGTGATATGTATGAGGCGATTGGTGTTTCGGATATAGATCGTTTAATGAAGAAGGTTCCGGATGAGGAGCCACGGCCCGTGGACCCTGCTTCTGAGAACATTAATTCGATGGACATGGTTCCGTTGGTTGCTTTTCAGGGGCAGAACCATCAGGCACATATTATGGCGCATTTGGTTTTTGCGTCTAGTCCTATGATTGGTGGTATGCCTCCGATTGCGATGTCTATGCAGAAGCATGTTATGGAGCATGTAAAGTTGCAGGCGCAAGAGCAGGCTATGGCGCAGATGCAGCAAGCGGGTCCTATGCCTGTTGAGCAGCAGGAGATGCAGATGCAGGCATTGGTTGCGCAAGGGGTTGCGCAGGGTATGCAACAATTGAAGCAGTTGAGTGCACAAGTATCTGGTCAGGGTCCTGATCCTTTGATAAAGCTGAAGGAGCAGGAGTTGCAGATCAAGGCGCAGGCGGAACAGGCGGATGCTCAGAACGATCAGGCCAAATTGCAGCTTGACGCACAGAACCAGCAGATGCGTGGAGAGCAGTTTGACAAGCGGCTGGCGAGCCAAGAGGCGCAGACAGCGGCACGTATTAACAGTGCTATGGAACGTGAGTTATTAAAGCAGAGGGGTCAATGATGGCTAAAGTAAAGATTGTGACAAATACACCGGGTGCGGCTCCAAAGGCGCAGCCTTTTGCGGATATTAAGGGTCAGGGTAAGGTTCCTTATGGTGAAGCGAAGGAGGTTAAGATTCCCTCTGGCATGACCAAGATGACGGCTCGTGGTATGGGCGCTGCCAAAAAAGGCGGCGGTTACATGGGATACACCTAATGTATGGTTGATGTTGTCACTGCGATTGCAGGGGCAAGTGCTGCTTTTAATGCCATAAAAAAAGGAATTCAATTTGGCAGAGATTTAGAAGGTATGGGTAAGGACCTAGCACGTTGGGGCGGTGCTATGGCAGACCTAGACTTTGCTGAGAAGCAAGCGCAGAAGCCCCCTTGGTATAAGGCACTTGGAGGAGGTGTCGAGTCTCAAGCTATGGAGATTTTCGCTGCCAAGCGTAAGGCGGAAGCTATGCGCAAGGAGATGAAGGATTATATTTCGTATTTGTATGGGCCGTCTTACTGGGAAGAAATTCTCCAGATAGAGGCTGAGTTGCGTAAGCAGAAGCGTGAGCATGAGTTTCGCAGGATTGAAATACGGCAGCGTATAATAGAGTGGACGTTAGGTGTATTTCTTTTTGTTATTTGCGTGGGCGCGTTATTTTTTTTGGTTGTATTTATGAGGTCAGCCGTTGGTTAGTGTAGTAGGTAAGTCAGAATTTGCTATGTTGCATGAGGTGCGGCAGGCGCAGCGCAGCATTGAAAGTCAGCAGGCGCAGCAAAACATTTCTCGTGAACATCAACGTGTTCACAGGCGGCAAAAGGTGGTTGAGCAGCAACAGGTTGCTTTAGAATATAGTTATGATAGGTTGGGCGACAGGAAAGCAGTGGAGCAACCGCAAGGTTTACGGGTTGATGTAGAGGTGTAAAGTGACAAACACTTTTGAAAAAATACTTCAATATAAGCTGATGCCGCGCTTAATGATGTTGGTTATGACCGTTATGTATATAAAAGTCATAAACTGGGGAATGAGCCTTGATGACTTGTCAACGCAACAATCTGCTATGATTTCGGTGGTTAGCGGGGCTATGACCGGAACGATAGCGGTCTGGCTGGGTTCTGAAAAATGAAATGGTTCTTGCCTTCCTTTTGGTTGTCTTTATTGATGGGCAACAAATCCAAATTGGAGGAGTTGCCGCCTTCAGAGACATCCACCGTTGTGCCCATTTTGCCAAAGCCATTGAGCAAACCGGAAACGAAACGTGGACGACCAAAAGGGTCTACGTCCAAAACAAAATCCAAGCGCACTGCGAGCCAAAGTTCTTCCCAAAAGAAACCAAGTTCTGGGACTAAAAATGTCAAGAGAAGAAGAGGCCGACCGCCTAAGAAAAGCACTGGATGAAACTAAAGAACAGGTACGCATCATGGCACTACAACTTGATGACTACGAACATGCTCTTCGGGACGTAGAGTCTGGTAAAGATGGCTCAATGACTGAGTATCAACGGGCAATTTACAAAATGTTTACAGCTTTTACAGGTGAGAGATGATTACACTTTTAGGAAGTTTGCTGGGTTTTGGTACTTCGTTTTTGCCAGAAGTTTTAAATTATTTTAAAGCTGGTCAGGAACATAAGCATAAACTTGAGCTTATGAGAGTTGAGATGGATATGATGTCCAAACGTTCGGAGTTGAAACTACAACTTTTGGACAAAGAAGCGGATATTAAGGAAACAGAGGGGCTATATAAACATGATAGCGTGGATGCTGGAGGTTTTATCAATGCACTTCGAGGTAGTGTCCGCCCTATCATTACTTATTGTTTTTTTGGTCTTTTCGTTGCCATTAAGGTAACGGCGTTACTTGCGTTAATGGATACAGGACATGATCTTGGTCGTTCTTTAAGTTTAATATGGGACGATGCTACGGCGGGATTGTTTGCTGCAATTATGTCTTTTTGGTTTGGTAACCGGGCTGTTAGCAAATATATGAATCTTAAAAATAAATGAGTCACTACAGACGAGCAAACCGACTTGGTACGCAGGGTTGGAGAAATAAAGAGTTAGAGAGCAAAGGCGTGAGTGTTACAATTCCTAAGAGTCCTTGGGAAGAAGACAACGGAGAAAAAACTATGGGT